AGCCTTGCGTTTGTTGGGGCCGATTTCGCTTTTCTCTGGCCGGAAAATCATGCTTTTGCACTCGTTTTTCTAGCGGCCACCCTAAGCGCGCTGGCCATCTATGAGTTGAGGGTCGTCTATCGACTTCCTCAGCCAATCATCGAGGCATCGATTTTGATGATAGTGTTGGGTTGCGGTTCTATTTATCTCGCCATCGGGCCCAATCTTCCGACAGAAACCGAAAACCACGGCTGGCTTGAGCCGGCTAATGAGCCGCTTCCGTCCGATAATTCGTGTGTCTTCGGCGGGGATGTTCAACAACTGCGCCCGGACGGAATGCTTTTTACGTTGGGGAAAGCGGGGATGTGGTTTCAGAAAAAATCTGGAGGTAAAAGGCCATTGCTGACGGTTGGCACATGCACCCTGATGTCGGCGGAATTTAAGAACGGCGGATTTCTGTTTAATGCCGACATTTACGACCAAACGCATGAGTTGGTCGCTCGCATCGATCATAATGAATTTCACTTGATCCCAGGAAAGTACGCCTATCAAACAAGGCCAGACCGGAGCACCCTCAATGTCTACGACAAAGAGGGTAACTTGCTGTTTTCCGTGCATTACCGAAATGAAGGAGCGATAGACATCAAGGGGACCTTCGTTTGCTCCGACGGTAGGGAAGCCAAAGTCGGGAATGATGGCGAACTCACTATGACTGGACCGAAAGGGACTCTGACGCAGAGCAGAACGTGCCTGATTAACACTGGAGGATTCGTGGTTAGCGACTGGGGCTTCGGAGTAGGGCCAACACCATGTTGGGCGCTGGTCCCAAATGATAATTCTGTACCTACCCAATATCGGCGAAACATATGCCGACTTCGCGGGGAGCCGGCTCCTACAGCCGGTGCGCGATAGCGCGGCTGTGCTGCCTTTGGCAACTGGCCGATAATCGCCCACGCTCAGCGCGTCACGCGTCAGTTTTGGTGAGGGCGTGGTCGACAATCAGGCTGATGCTGCTGCCGCAGGGTGGGTCGACGCTGCCGTATTGGAGCCCGTTTGCCTGCCCGGGGAAGCGGCCAGCGTTACGCGTAACGGTGCAAAGACGAGTTACTGCTCAATCAATTATCAGGAGCCCTAAAATGCGCGAGGCAAAATTTGCTGTTTGCTTGCCCCGTTCGTTGAGCTCATGGGGCTATCGAAGACCAGCATCGCCAACGAAATGCGGGAGGAACACAGGCGCCGAATACTTGGCGACTGAGCGGGGCCAAGCGTCGGGCCCTTTCTCGATATGAAAGCCATCGCCGGCACTAGGCTTCGGCAATCCCTGCGTGACCAACCGCTTCAGCGGTGACGAGGACGCGCAGGCAGTGCACATCGCGGCGCCGGCGGGCGCGGTGGAGTGAAACGCGTTTCCGCCTAAGGGCCTTGGATGCCTCGGTGTCGATGAAACGCGTTTCACCTGGCATGTAACGCGTTGCGGTGATGACGTCGAAGTCTTTGCCGGACCCATAGGGGGGTCATAGACCGGGACCGGTACGTCGTGGTCGTGGTGCTCGCGGTCCTTCCGGGCGACCCGGATTCGGCGGTCCGTGTTCCGTAATTCGAGCACCTGGTCCTTCAAAATCACCCGCGCATCTTCCCAAGCCGCTGCGCGTACACGCATTTTTCCTTCGGGCGCCGCTTCGACTGCGATCGTCGCCATGTCCGTTTTTAGGGGGGCTCCGCTCTCATAATTCGTTCAGCCGCAATTATTCTTAACACCGTTACGCGTAACGCTGGTCGCTTCCAAGGTCAGGCCACCGGGCTCGGAGACGGCGGCGCCGATCGACCCCGCGGTAACAAAGCCGACCTCCCTCCCGAAAGTAACGCGTCTCCCGTCGGGGACCCCCGGATGACCTCAAAGCGTGACGCGTCACCAATCGATGGCACCGTCATCGCTGGAGGAGCCGTTACGCGTAACGCTAGAGCCTTTAGCCACTACTGAGCCACTCGAACATGAGATCGTCGATCGCGGATGCAATAGCCTCAAGATCCTCTCGGTTACCGGCAACCAGGTAGCCCTTCGCGACCAAGCCATCGATCTCGGCGCGTCCGACTTTCAGTGGAACGCAACGTAAGCCACGGCGGCGGTGCCGACGATAAAGACGCATGCGCTTAGCGGTGGGTGAGTCCGAACAGGTCACCGGTGCGGCCTCCCGTCTTTGTCGGCGATCTCTACTAGGAGCGATACGTACTCGCCCCCGGAGATCGTCTTTGTCCAGCCCGTCAGCCAGAGTTTGGTATTGGCTGGGAGATCGCGCTCGATAGTGATCCCGCCGCGGATGTTGAGGCACGCTTCAGGTCGAGGTTGCCACCTACCGGTTAGTGATCCTCGGCCGACGCGCTCAGCCACGACTGGCTCCAGTCTGATCGAACGGGGATTTAGCCGTCGCGTATGGCGGGGCTTCGGTTCGGTTGAGCTGCGACTGATGCACATCATTCCAGTCGGCGCCGGTCATGGGTGGAATCTGAACTTCGACGACGCGCCCGTCTGATCCGAGCCGTCTGGCAAGCGCGTAACTCACAGTCTGTCCCGCATAGTTTGGATCATGGTCGCCAAAGACGATAATCCGCTTCGCCTCGGGGGGAGGTTGCCACGCAGCCAGCAGCGCGGCATTTCCAGCAGCCCAGCAGGGAACACCGAAGAGCGCCGACGCCGACAGCGCGGTTTCAATCCCCTCCGCAATCCCCAACGAGTCTCCGGCAGGCGCGAGGCGAATAGCCGCTCCTTTTGCAATGGTGCCCGGCATGAACAGCCGCGGCTCTATTACTGGCGCCTTGCGCCCATCGTCTGTCAGATATGTCCGGTGCAGGATCGAAGGAGTGCCATCCGGTCCGGTCACCATTGCGATCATCGCTGGATGGAATGAGGGCCAATCGGAATGATAACGCACGTGGTAAACGGTACGTAGGCAGGCTGGAAAAGAGGTCAGGCCGGTGCGACGAAAAAGATGACGACCGACCGGATCATTGATCTCAACCGGCTTAGTCGATTGCCATAGCTTGTTCATGGCATCGCGTTTGTCGCGATCGCTACGATCGCGCTTTGGCGGATCTTGCCGCGTCGATCCGATAATGGCCTCGATCTGTTTTGCAGCCTCATGAAAATCCCACCCATTCTTTTTCATTACCAATGCAATGCCGTCGCCCGCGCCACATTGTGAGCAAATCCACGTCCCTCTTCCTTCCTTGTTATCCCACCGCCAGCGATCTTTGCCGCCGCAGAGCGGGCATGGACCGTGCTTGCCGGTAAGAAATGACTCCCCAATACCCAACGCTGGCAGCATCCCCGACCAGCGCCCTCGAGCGCGATCTTTAAGCGGTAGCCTGTAGAGCATGACGCTGCTTGCTCTTCGCCCATGCGATCTGACGGGATTTGATCCATGACAACACTTTCGTTGTTGGCTCCACGGCCAGAACATCTTTGTAGCCGTTCGGCCAAACGCGATACTTCTCGCGGAATTTGTGAGCGACCCATCCGCTCGCGTAGCCGCGTTCTTGTGCATATCCCTTCAGCTGTGCGTAAAATGCTGCCTTCGCGTCATTGGACGTCGCGTTGTCGAGCTTCCCTCTATTGGTGATTTCAACAAGCTCGCCGTCGGCAACTTCGACGTCGCTGGTGACTTCCGCCTTGAAACCGCACACCGGACACATGTGTATTCCCGGCGGCTTCAAGAATGCGCACCGCGGACATTCCTTCGGTAGACGGATACGATCCGACGCTTTCGCTCTTGCGCGTGGACGTCCGTCGTCCAGGACCTCGTGGTGGATGTCGGTCACAAAACCGAGCCGCAAATGCGTGTCAGAATGGTCAAGAATCAGGCAGTCTTCCTTGCCATCCGCCTTTCGTAGTCCGCGACCGATAATTTGTACGAACAGAATCTCGGATTTGGTCGGTCTTGCAAGAACGATGCAGCGTACATCCCAATCAATGCCCGTCGTCAGGCATCCGACGTTGCACACGACGCGGATGGCCCCGCTGTGGAATTGCCGCTTGATCTCGGTGCGCTCGTTGGTCGGCGTGTATGCGTCGACATAGCCCGTCGAAACGCCGGCCTCGGCGAACTTCGCTTGCAAGTGTTTTGCGTGGGCGCGATCAACAGCGAAGCAAAACGTCGGCCTGTTTTCAGCTCGTTGCAACCAAGTGTCCACGATGTCGGCGACGAGCAGCTTGTCGTTCATCACGCGAGATAGGTCGCCATCGTCGTAATCGCCCCGCACAGTGCGAACCGCGGTCAAATCCGGGTGTGACGGCGCGAACACACGAAATGGCGATAAATAGCCCGCCGAGATCAAATCCAGCGTCGTCGCCGCGGTGATTAAGTCGTCGAAGTATTGCCCGAGGCCTCGCGTCCAGGGCGTTGCAGACAGCCCGATAAATTGCCGATTTTGCCATGCCGGATCTGTCATCCACTGTCCGTAAAAATCGAACCAGCGATGGCACTCGTCGATTATTACTACGTCGGCTTCTGGGATCAGACGACGCTGCAAGGTTTGCACGCTCGCGATCTGCACTGGACGCGACCAATCCGTCATCGCGTTCGAGCCCTGGATCACGCCGATATCGCGGATGCCATCATCCCAAAATGCCTTCACGGTTTGATCGACAAGCGAAAGCGCCGGAACCGTGAAGATCACGCGCTTCTGCTTGGCTAATGCCCCCTCCGCAATGGCTGCAGCGATCAATGTTTTTCCGAAGCCAGTGGGCGCCTGCAGCACCGGCCTGCGTTTGCCTGAGCCAAGGGATTGCCGCAGCATGTCGATTGCGCGGCTCTGATGTGGTCGTAGCTCCCGGTTCATGTGGGCGCCCTCCACCCGTTCGCGCGGGACGGTGCCTCACCGTTAGAGTTCATTCTTCCCTGGCTAGGATTCTTTCTTTCTGCTTCTGCATCTGTCTCTGGGGCCGTTTCAGAACCGGCTGGTGAAACGTTTCTGCGGCGTTCCCTGAAACGTTTGACCCGTGATGTTGAAACGTCGCTTGTGAATTGGCGTCTATCCCAATTATGCGGGCGTGCTCCCCTCTCATCATCGTCAACTAGCCCCTCCAGGCGTAATTTATCGAGAAGGCGTTCAACCTTGTCGGGCTTCATCCGTAGCTTGAACGCAATCTCGTCAATCGGCGGGAAGACGCCGTCATATAGCGACGCCAGGCACCACAGGTTGATTATTGCCTTGAACAGGGATGGATCGAGCCGCTGTACCTTCGGGTCATCGACAAGACCGCTGTAGACGCGGAACCAGAGGCTCATGACGCGACTCCGTGTCCTGCGCGTGACCCGGAGACGAGCGGCGTGACTATGTCGGAGGCAAGTGTGGTCGCCTCGGATTCGGTTGTGTTTTGGTGCGAGCCCAGCGTTTCGGTGTCACCGCCGTCTCGTCGTAGGGCGGCGACGGCGTTGACATTCGGCTTGTGGTAGCTTTGATTTGTTTTTTGCAGAACTTTTTGGACTTCCGCCCCGGTTGCCGTCCCCACGGCGCCGGGGTTTCCATTTTCAGGATCGGGCGGT